TGTGTTATTACATTCTGCTGTAGGTATTGGAGAACATTCTGATATTACAGCAGAAATGGATAAGTGGATAGGATCTATTGCGGAGAATACTGATAAGATAGAAGCAATTGATGAACTGTATGATTCTCCACAAGAAGAAGAAAAAGAAGAAGAACAAAAGGAAATGTTTCCCAATGCAAAACTCTGGTAGAATCCGAAGAAAAACCAGCACAATACCTTTTGGTTATGTGTTAGATATACAGGATGAGAAACATCTGTCTCCTATATCGGAAGAACTACAAGCGTTAGACCAAGCGTTAATATACGCCAAGTCTTGCGGATGGAGAAAAGCAAGCCAGTGGCTACTAGCAAAAACAGATAGATATATATCTGATGAAGGTTTAAAAAAACGTAGTAAGTTAGGAACGTACTTAGATGGCAGTAGAAGCCAAGCTGGATAGGAAGGTGATACGAAAAGCCGTATCAACAAAACTATCCAACATCAAAGCAAAGGCAAAGAAAGATTCAAAACGTGCTGTAAATGCACGATACAGGGCAAATAAACTACAAGAAAGCCTTAGTAAGATAGATGCAGCTCTCTCAGGACACGGAAAAGAGCCTATATCTGAAGAAGAACTACTAGCTTTACCAGAAAAAGTAAGAAACCACGTTGCTGAGAACGAGGTTGTCTTTAAAGCTAACGATGGACCGCAAGCTGAGTTCTTGGAAAGTCCAGAAAGAGATGTACTATACGGTGGAGCAGCTGGGGGAGGCAAATCATATGCACTTCTCGCTGATGTTTTAAGAGATGTAGGTAATCCTAACCATAGAGGACTACTTCTAAGACGTACTCTACCGGAATTGACCGAGCTTATAGACAAAAGTAGGCAATTGTACACCAAAGCGATGCCGGGAGCAGTATTTAAGCAGGCAAAGTCAACGTGGGAGTTTCCATCTGGGGCCAAAGTATGGTTTTCTTATGTGGATGACGACAGAGATGTAACAAGATACCAAGGACAAGCGTTTAATTGGATAGGCATAGACGAAATAACACAATATCCTACTCCATACGTGTGGAATTACCTAAGATCTAGACTTAGGAGCACCGACCCACAACTTGGTTTGTATATGAGGTGCACAGCTAATCCGGGAGGTGTAGGAGGCTGGTGGGTAAGAAAAATGTACATAGATCCATCTCCACCGGGAGCAGCATTTTGGGCAAAAGAATTTGATACACAGAAAACAATAAGGTATCCTATAGGACACATAAAAGAAGGACAACCTTTATTTCTAAAGAAATTTATACCGGCAAGATTAACAGATAATCCATATCTTGCTATAGATGGGCAATATGAAGCTATGTTGCTTTCCTTACCAGAGGTAGAAAGAAAACGCTTACTAGAAGGAGACTGGGATGTCGCAGAAGGGGCAGCTTTTACAGAATTTAGTAGATCCTTACATGTGGTGGAAGCCTTTGACCCGCCTGATGGTTGGGCTAGGATACGTGCCGGAGATTACGGCTACAGTAGTCCTTCTTGTATTCTTTGGGGTGCTATAGACTGGGATAACAATATCTGGATATATAGGGAACTATATATAAAGGGAAGAACCGGGGAAGCTCTCGGAGAATTAATCCTAGAATTAGAAAGAAACGATCCGGGTATGCAAATATCTGTACTAGATGCAAGTTGTTGGAATAAAACAGGGTTAGGTCCAAGTATAGCAGAGACAATGAATAGAAAAGGCTGTAGATGGATTCCATCAGATAGAAACAGACTAGCAGGAAAAATAGAAATACATAGACGACTAGCCTGTGACAGCAGAGGACAACCGAGAGTAAGAATTATGGAAACCTGTACAAACTTAGTAAGAACACTACCTACATTACCTCTATCTAAGCACAACCCAGAAGATGTAGACACAAAAGCAGATGATCACGCATACGATGCATTACGATATATGATGATGGTGAGATCCTTGCACAATGCAGGTACACCGTATTATTCTAGCAGGCAAACACAACGATATGTGCCGCAAAATGAGGTATTTGGATACTAATGGCTGATATTAAATTTACACCGGGAGCAAGTGCAACAGAAGATAGGCTGAATATGTCCTTAGATGCACTACTTGATCTTGAAGTTAAGAAAAATGCTAACAATAAGGGTGAAGTTGCAGCAGTAAAAAAATTACTAGCTTTAGATACTATAGATTTAGGTGGTGGAAAAATTACTACCTTACTTGACATGACTCCTATGGAATTAAAGGGACAGGGCAATTTACTTAAAAATATTTTTATAGAAGGAAACTTAGCTGCTGAAGGAAAACCAGCTGTTCTTAAATCCATTGTAAGATTAAATGCTGTATTTGAAGGGGCGGGACTATCACAACGTGGTGGATATCTTTCTACTTTATTAGAAAAAGAAGCCGGCAAAGAAGGGTTTGAAAAAGCTTCTGGATGGAGCAAAAGACGTGCTAGAAAAATAATAGAAGAACTACCAGATAATTTTTACAAAAAGGTGCCTTCTGTTATTGCTAACTTAGATGGGGAAGCAAAAAATTTAGCATCAGTTATGTTTTTAGGAGGATTTAGGCCTTCTGATTTAGATGGTTTAGCTATAGATCAAATTAACTTTACTTCTGGTGTTATAAACGATGCCCAAACAAAAAGTGGTAAGAAGACGATAATTTTATCTGATCCAATACTGGATATCCTACGAGTACAAAAAGGTAATCGCACATCTGGCCCATTGTTTAATGACATTCCAAGTGCTCAAAAAACTATTAATGCTAATCTAAAAATAGCCTTTCCACAAGGTGTTCAAGTATATAAACCTAACAAAGAAAAGTATGTTACAGAAAATATAACTTCGTATAATTTTAGAAACGCAAATGAAGCTTTGCATGTAGAGTTAGGTACTCCTGAATCAGAAAGAAGAATAGCAACTGGAAGAGCAGGCGTTGATGAGGGTGCAGGATATGTAACAGGCAGAACTAACAGAATAAAAGTAACACAGTCTGGAAATAGGGTATCTGCTAAAGTTGCGGCATATACAGGAGTAAATTCAGTAAGTCAGTTGCTGGGCAATTTAGGTTATAATAATATATCAGAAAAGACATCTAAAATTGCTGTTACTCAAGATTTACTATTTGATGAAGTATACGCATCACAACTTGCAGATGGATTTAAAGAATCTTTACCAGTAACAGGAAACGAGTTATCTGCTCCTGCAACTGTAAATTTAGAACAGTCTGACACTGTTAAAGCTATGGGTCAAGCTGATGCAGATGAGTATGTTGCTACAAAAGAATTATCTGCTGCAGAAAAAAGAGCAGCTGCACAGAAGTTAAATAAAGAAGTGGATGCTCTACTTAAAGAACCTAAAAAATTATCGCAAAAACTATTGGACCTTATAAAAAACACTAAAATAGGGAGGCCTGTAGCTGCAATTGTAGGAACAGGAATAGGGGCAACAGTTTTTGATACAGAGGCACACCCATTTGATTTCCCCGATGCATTATCACCAATAGGATTAGAACCATCCCCTGTTGCTTCTGAAATGTTTGAAATGAAAGGATATGATCCTCAAGGTTTTCAAATAGAATCTGGTGTTGCTAGAGGTGAACAACAACAAAAAGAACGAGAAAACGTAGAACAAGAAGTTCGTGTAACTGAAGCTATGAACGAACTAGGATTTTAATAACAACAACAACAAAAGGAGGCAACTATGCCACAAGGAGTAAAAGGTGCATACAAATCTGGTTACATAATGGGTCAGATGGGTAAACAAGGCGAAATGAATGAAGCTAACGAAAGTTCATTACACCGTGAAAAATTAGATAAAAGTATTATGGGTGAAAACTCTGGGGAATTTAAACAAACACAAGATTCTAAATCAGTTTCCTCAAATCATACGGGTGCTTTAGGTACAATAATGGGTGCTGACAAATACACACCGTAATACAATAATACAAAGGGAACAGTATGGCTGATCCAATTGATTTAACAGAAAAGATATCTGAAAGTACTGGAGTTATAGGGCTAATTACAGGTCGTATGCGAGCTGCTGAAGATAGTAGGCAA